GGTAGTCTTCGGCGCGGGCCTCGAGTTCTGATTCTTCAGGGAGTTCGCCGACGGCAACAGCACCACCCGCAAATCCTACCCGGGCGGCCGCGCCAAATTCGTCGCCTCCAACAGCCCCAGCGACGTCAAATCCACCAGCGCAAAAATCCGAATCGTCGAAGAACCTGACGACACCAACAAAGACATCAAAGGCCAAGGCAACAGCATCACTTTGCTCCGCGAGCGCGGCAAAACCATCAAAGAATCCTTCGAGCTCATCGGCGGCACACCCACCGCAAAAGGCGCTAGCGAAATCGAGCGCGAAATGCGCACCACCGACCAACGCCGCTTTCTCGTCGCCTGCCACCACTGCGACGAACGCCACGAAGTCCACCCCGAACACATCCACATTCCCGGGCTCACCCTCACCGACGAAGACCTCAACGCTCCCGACATCGACACCCGCTACCCACAGCGCGAAATCTACGGCCGCGCCCAATGGGAAAAAGCCTACTACGCATGCCCACACTGTGGCGGCGTATGGACCGACGCAGAACGCATCAACAACATGCGCATCGCCGCCGCGCACGGCCCCGACTACGGATGGGAACCCACCGCCCAATCCGAAGACCACGGCCACTACATGAACGAACTCCAAAGCACCTTCGAAGGCAGCTACGTCCCCCAACTTGCAAAAAAATTTCTAGAAGCCAAAGCCGAACAAGACCGAGGCGACCCCACCAAGATGGTCGCCTACTGGAACTCCACCCGTGGCGAATGCTGGGAATACCGCGGCGAACTCCCTGAAGAATCAGAACTCGAGGCCCGCGCCGAAGACTACCCCGAATGGTCAACACCCGCCGGCGGCCTCATCCCATTGATGTCCGTCGACGTACAACACGACCGCCTCGCCGTCCAAGTCTGGTGCATCGGACGCGGCGAAGAAATGTGGCTCGCCTACTGGGGCGAACTCCACGGCAACACCATCGTCCCACACCAAGGCGCATGGCTCGAACTCGAACAACTGCTCATCCAAAAAATACGTCACGCCAGCGGCGCGCTCCTCACCATCGCCGCCGTCGGCATTGACTGCTCTGACGGCCAAACCTCCGACGCAAGCTACAGCTTCTGCCGCAAACACCACAACCCCGGCCGCAAAGTCATCGCCCTCAAAGGCGCAAGCGACGCCGAAGGCCGCGTAGAAATTTGGTCACCGCCCAAAGCCATCGACCCAAACAACCGCGCCACCAAGGCCAGCAAATTCGGCATCCAAGTCCACATCGTCGGTACCGCCAAAGCCAAAGACCTCATTCTCGGCTGGGCCCAACACGGCGGACGTATCCGACTCGGCGGCAACGGCGGCGGACGTATGCACTGGTACAAGGGCGTCCGTCCCGACTGGTACGAGCAAATGCTCTCCGAAATGAAAATCCCCAGTCGCACCGACCCCAACAAACGCATCTGGAAACACCGTCTCGACCGCCGCAACGAAGGCCTCGACTGCTGCGTCTACGCCGTCTACCTATGTCGAATGCTCCGGCTCCACCTCATGCGCCCCGCCCACTGGGACAGCTACGAACGCGGACTCCTGCAGGTCGACCTACTCGGCGCCCAAACCGACCAAGTCCCCGCTGCCGTCGAACCACCCAAGCCCACCACGCAGCCCCTCATCACCCCAAGCACCACCCCCCTACCACCCCGCACCAAACAAACCCAAACCAACCAACGAAAGTTCGCCCGATCATGGTAACCGCCACCCAAAAAGCCACCAAATCACCCGAACCCGACCTCGTTGACCGCGTCGGCCAATGGCTTGTTGCCCAAGGGCTGCTCGCCTCCGACAAACTCACCGACTTTCAGCGCGACACCCGCCAAGAATTCGGCGGCGAACTCACCTACGTCCACAAAACCAGCCCCACCGAAAAAGCCGAAAAAATTCGCCAACTCCTCGCCAACTTCAACGGACGAAACCCAACCACGCTCGCGCGCGAACTCCGCATCGGACGCTCCACCGTCTACGCCAAACTAAAGCAAGCCCAAAACGCCAAACGCCGCGAAACCACCACCGAAAAACTCGCCGCTCGCGATCAACGCCGCCACGACAAACCGCCCCAATAAACAACCGTCCAGCTTTTTATAGAAACAAGACACCGCCGCCCGTACCCTTACCCGCATGGCATTCACCCAAACCGACATTGACGCCCTCGACCGAGCTATCGCAAGCGGCGAACTCACCGTCGAAACCGCAGGCCGTCGCATCGTCTACCGCTCCGTCGACGAACTCAAAGCCGCCCGCTCAATGATCACCGCCGAAATCGCCACCGCCGCCAGTGGCCGCACCGCAAAACGCCGCTTCCGCTTCAACTTCGTCACCTCGCGCGAGTAACCCACCGTGGCCAACCTCATCGACCGCCTCGTCGGCTACATCAACCCGCGCGCCGGACTCACCCGAATCGCCTACCGAAAAAGCCTAAGCCGCGCCTACGAAGGCGCCAGCAAAGTCGACGGCTGGCGCGTAAAACGTCCCGGCGCATCCCCAAACGCCGACCACGCCGCCGACGCTGGCGAACTGCGAAGCCGCGCCCGATCGCTCTACCAAAACGTCCCCTACGTCCGACGCGGCATCAACGCCGACGTCGCCAACCTCATCGGCACCGGCATCCGTCCCCGCTTCCTTGCCACCAACGAGCGCGACCGCAAAACCCTCACCGAAGACTTCCTCACCTTCGCCAACGAATGCGACGCCGACGGCCGCACCAACTTCGACGGACTCCTAAAACAAGCCATCCTCGCCGCCAAAGTTGACGGCGAATGCCTCATCCGCATCCGTCCTCGCCGCGCCGACTCAGGTCTGCGCATCCCGATTCAGTTCCAAATTCTCGAGATCGACTACCTCGACAGCTCCAAAAATGGAGCCAACGGCAACAACCTCATCGTCAACGGCATCGAATACGACGCCATTGGCCGCGTCATCGGCTACTACCTTTTTGCAGAACACCCAGGCGAAAACACCCGCTACCGCCTCAAGCGCCAGCAATCCACCCTCATCCCCGCCGCCAGCGTTATCCACTACTTCAACGCCGAACGCCCCGGCCAAGGCCGTGGCTTTTCACAACTCGCCAGCGTCATCGCCGCCACCCGCGACTACCAAACCTACTGCGACGCCGAACTTAACCGAAAAAACCTCGAAACCCGCCTCGCCGTCATCGCCACCGGCGACGTCTCCCAACTCGGCGACGGCCAACCCATGGCCGCCGGCGAAGGCAACACCAGCGGCAACGCCACCAACCTCGGCGACTTCGCTGGCGGCTCCATCACCGAACTCCCGCCCGGCATGGACCTAACCGTCGTCGAACCCAAAGCCGCCCCCGGCTTCGTTGACTACGGCAAGTTCCACCTCCACCTCATCTGCGCAGGCATGGGCGTCACCTACGAAATGGCCACCGGCGACGTCCGCGAAACCACATTCTCCAGTGCACGCATCGGACGCCTCGAATACCAACGTGGTGCCGAACAGGAACAATACCTAAGCATCATCCCCGGACTCGTCGCCAAACTCACCCGCGCCTACATCGACGCCGCCGCCCTCATCGGACGTATCCGCACGCCCGACTACGCCGCCGAATACTCAACGCCCAAATGGCCCTACGTCAACCCCGCGCAAGACGTAGCCGCTGACGTCGACGAAGTAAAAAACGGACTCGCCTCGCTCTCCGAAAAGCTCCGCATTCGTGGCTACAACCCCGAACTCGTCTACACCGAAATCGAAGCCGACGCCAAGCGCATGGCCGACATAATTTTGCCGTTCTTGACCGCAATGCGTGGCGATCCACCCGCAGCAGCAACAACGACCGCTCCGACAAAGCGCACGGACGAAACCCCGCCCCCTGTCGCTAGGGTGGCATCATCAGAAGCATCCAACGCCTTCACCGCCGCCGCCGCCTCGATCCTCGCGCGCATCGCCGCCCAACCGGCCGTCCCCTCCGTCGTTGAAGCGCCAGGCGAATAATCGTGACGGCCATCACCGAAGCTGAAGCGCTATCGCTTGCCCAACTCCTACTCGTTGAGCGTCAACTTGCCCAGGCAATCACCCTCAAAGGCGAGCGTGGTGACAACGGCAAAGACGGTGCCGACGGTAAAGACGGCCGTAACGGCAAAGATGGTGCCGACGGTAAAGACGGTACCGACGGTAAAGACGGCGTCGACGGTAAAGACGGCGTCGACGGCAAAGATGGACTCGACGGTAAAGACGGCGTCGACGGCAAAGATGGTACCGACGGTAAAGACGGCGTCGATGGCAAGGATGGTGCCTCTGCCACTTTTCTTTCCACATGGCGTGGCCGTTGGCAGTCTGGTCGCGACTACCCCGCTGGTGACATCGTCGCCCACGAAGGCAGCGCCTACTTAGCAACGCGTCAAACACGTAAATCACCCACAGCCTCAGAAAGCGGATGGGACCTCATCGTCCAAAAAGGCCGCGATGGCGGCGTCGCCTTCGTCCCCTCAACCTCTGCTAGCAGCACAAGCATTGACCACTACGTAACGCACAACGTGCTCGGAATCTTCTAAATGGCCGCAACCCCAGCCTACGCATCTGCGATCAACGCCAATGGCGTCTGCACCATCAGCGCCGCCAACACTGCACGCGACGGCACCGGAACCATTGTCAAGTTGTTCGCAAACGACACCGACATCGGCGCGAACGGCACCCGCGTTGACACGCTCAACATCGTCGCCACCGTCACCACCACGGCGGGTGTCATCCGCATGTTCGGCTGGGACGGCGCTGCCTACTTTTTGATCTACCCCGAAATTCTCGTATCGGCAGTGACGCCGAGCGCAACTGTATCCTCGTGGGCTATCACGCTCGACAATTTGGCGATCCACCTCACGCGCACCGGCAAGCTGCGCAACATCGGATTCAGCACACAAGTTGCAAACACCTTCATCGTCTCCGCCACTCGCGCCGGAGACTTCTAGTCGTGAACGAAGGGCTATTCCCTCAACAGTACGGCGCACCGCTGAAGGCGACGCGCGTCCGGTACAAGTTTGGGCAAGGCGCGCAGCAAGTGCTCGGCGAGGTGCTGTTATTCGGAACGACCGACTTTACCGGCCCGTCGTTCACATCGCGCGGCAGCGGCGGCCCGACTTACAACGTCGTTGACCTTGTATTGCAAGTGCCATGCTCGCGTGGCGCGGGGGGGGCAATTATCGCTGCCGGTGCGATCAGCCTACAAGCGCCCGATGGCACGCTTGCCGGCGGAAATCGACGTGGGTCGTTTGCGATTGACCTGCAATCGCTGAGACAACTCGTGACGAACGTTGCATCTGGCGATTACTCAACGATTCCGGGGGGCGCGTGGAACACAGCGAGCGGCGGGTATTCTTTTGCCGCTGGAGCCGCTAACACCGCAAGCGGCACTGGCGCATCGGCAATTGGCTACAGCTCGCTCACGTCCGGCTCGTACGCATTAGCGCTCGGCCTGTCGTGTATCTCCGATCAATATGCATGTGTAGCGCTCGGCGCTTACGCGCACACGAACGGCGTGATGTGCTCGATGGCGTACGCTGGTTCGCAGCGAGCGGCGACGGGTGATCGAAACACTCGATGGATCAATCAAGCGCTGGTCACGACAAACGCGACGCCGGCCGCGTTGACGACTGACGCGGGCGCGGCGGCTGCAAACTCTTTATGGTCGCTCCCCAACAACCGCGCCGCCAGCTTTTTTGGACACATCACCGCGCGCAATACCAGCACCGGCGACATGATCGCATGGGAGGTCAAAGGCGCGTTTAAGCGCGGCGCGAACGCCGCCGCTACGGCGCTGGTCGGCGTGCCAACCGTCGCTGTGATCGCTAACGACGCCGCGATGGCCGCTTGCGCGCTCACCGTAGGCGTCAACACAACGACCGGATCGCTGCAGCTCACGGCCACCGGCCTCGCCGCCACGACCATCGCATGGAACGGCCTGTTGCAAGGCCCCGAAAACGGATAACGCTATGCCCCTCGAACAAACCCTAACCCTAACCCGCCCGGTCACCGTAGAGCAAACGGCAACGCTGCACGTCACTCTGCGCGTCGATCAATTCACGGTTCGCACGAGCGGCCCTGACAAGGGCGAGATTTTCGGGCGCACCTCGATCCTCGAAGGCGACACTGTCATCGACGCGTTCGACTGGGTAGTCCCACCGTCCGAAGTGCTTCCCGTCGTCGGCAAACCCGCCAACGCCGCGCTGTCGCTCTACGCCGCGATCAGCGAAGCGCTGTACTCATTCCCGCAGGTCTTCACCAAACCATGAAGCGCCTCGCCCTCATCGCCGCCCTATGGTGCACCCAAGCGTTCGCCTACGTCGGCAGCTTCGTGCCCACGCTCGACCGCAACGTGGTCACGGTTGAGTTCATCGACACGCAAGCTGCCGGGCCGGCGTGCACTGCGCTTGCGTTGCAAGGTGGCGTGCTCGATGTGGTGCTGTCACCGTTGATGGTGCAGGCCACCGCATGCGCACGGTGGGAACCAGCCACGGTGATCGCGCCGATCAGCATCGGCCCCGGTTCGATCTGGGCGCTTCAACTTTTGGCAACGCCAGACGGGTTACTCGGACATGAATTCCTGCACACGATCAAACGCGACGTACATCCTCACCTGCTGCCTTTTGTCGAGTCTGATGGTGGCGTGCGCCCCGCCCATTGTTCGGCGAATCGAGGTCTACCCGGTGAACAACCTCGAACAGACGTGCGATCAACGACAGAACGTCGCGCGCAACCCTTCCGGGTGCCTGCAGCGGACGAAACCACCTGCGTGATCTTCGTTGATGCGTGCTCAGTGCAATACACCGATTTCGGCGCGCTGGTGCGGGAGTGTGTGCGCTAAACCGTCCTTGCAAATCGTCCACGTTTTTATAGAAACAAGACGAACCGCCGCGCATCATCCTACCCATGACGCGCCAAACTCTCTCCCCTTCGCAAGCCGCTGGCCAACCGCAAACGCGCAAAGCCAACACCATGCACCGCGCTGCCAGCTTCACGCCTGGCACCTACAACGCCGAAACCCGAAGCGTCCAAGTCGTCTGGACTGAAGGCGCACGTGTCCCGCGCATGGACTGGTGGACGGGCACCCGCTACGAAGAAGAACTCGTCGTCAGCAAAGACGCCATCCGCATGGACCGCCTCAACAGCGGCCGCATGGCCGTCCTCGACACACACCAAAGCTACGGCCTCGACTCCCAAATCGGAGCCGTCACCCGTGGCTGGTTAGAAGGTGCCCAAGGCCTCGCCGAACTGCGCCTCAGCGACGCCCCAAGCGACGCCGACAAAGTCCGCAAGATCGAAACCGGCATCATCCAAAACATCTCGGTGGGCTACCGCGTCCACCGCTACGAAGTCATTAGCCCCGCCAATCGCACCGACGGCGGCACCGTTCCCCTCTACCGCGCCGTCGACTGGGAGCCCACAGAGCTCTCCTTCGTCCCCGTAGCCGCCGACGCCGCTGCTGCCACGCGCAGCACCGACGGCCTCGCCGCATCCCCCACAGCCGCAGCCGAACACGACTGCGAATTTATCTGGGCAGCCGCCCAATCAACCCCGGAGACACGTATGCCTGGTGAAACCACCCAACCTAACGGCGGCACGTCCAACGCACCCGCTACCCCAACAACCATCGTCACGTCTGCTCCTGCCGACAACGCACGCGCCGCCGACATTCTCGACCTGTGCCAGCGCCACGGCATGACCGACAAAGCCAGCGAATGGATCCGCTCGGGCACCACGCTCGACCAAGTCCGCGCCGCCATCCTCGACGCCAAAGCCAGCGCCGACGAAAGCACCGGCAGCACACAGCGAAACCTCGCCCCGGTGCGCGTCCAAACAACCCGCGACGAAACCGACACCCGCATGCGCGGCGTCGAACTCGCCATCACGTCGCGCATTGACAGCACCGTCCAACTCGACGACAACGCGCGCCAATATCGCGGCATGTCCCTCATGGAGCTCGGTCGCGACTTCCTCGAAGCCAACGGCGTCAACACGCGCGGCATGGACCGCCTCCGCCTAGCCGGAGCCATCCTCCAGCACCGTTCCGGCGGCATGCACACCACCAGCGACTTCTCGTCGCTCATGGCCAACGTCGCCAACAAACGTCTGCGCAATGCCTACGAAGAAAACCCACCGAGCTACAAGCTCTGGACGCGTCGCGCCCCGAATGCCGTCGACTTCAAGCCGGTAAGCGTCACCACGTTGTCCAACGCGCCTGACCTCGAAGTCGTCAACGAGCACGGCGAATTCAAGTTCGGCCAACTCAAAGACGGCGCAGAGTCCTACGCCGTCGTCACCGCCGGCAAGATCGTAGCGCTCACCCGCCAATCGATCATCAACGACGACCTGCGCGCCTTCGACCGCCTCGTCACCAGCTTCGGCAACGCCTCCGCGCGCTACGAAAACCGCACCGTCTACGGCCTGCTCACTGCCAACGCTGCGCTCTCCGACGGCGTCTCGCTGTTCAGCGGCGTCACCGGCGCACGCACCCAAGCCAACATCACCACCGGCGGCGGCTCTGCGCTCGCGCTTGCTGGCCTCACCGCCGCACGCACCATGATGCGCGTCCAAAAAGGCTTGCAAAGCGAAGAGCTCAACATCGCGCCGAAATACCTCTTGGTGCCCGCCGCGCTTGAAATCGCCGCCGACCAAATCACAAATCCGAACTACGTCGCCGCCACCACTGGCGCCATCAACCCATTCCGCCAAGGCGGTCGCACCGCGCTCGAACCGATTGTCGAAGCGCTGCTCGACAGCAACAGCGCCACCCAGTGGTATCTCGCCGCCGACCCAAGCCAAATCGACACCATCGAATACATGTATCTCGACGGTGCCGAAGGCCCAATGATCGAAAGCGAAGTAGGTTTTGAAACCGACGGCATCTCCTACAAATGCCGCCTCGACTTCAACGCCAAAGCCATCGACTACCGCGGCTTCCACCGTGCCGCCGGCGCGTAATCCCACGCACTGACTGACCCGCCGTAGCGCCCTCGCTACGGCCCTCAACCCAAACACCACAAAGGAAATCATCATGAAGGGTTACGTACAAGACGGCGAAACGCTCACCGTCACCGCCAACCGCGCCGTCGCCAGTGGCGGCGGCATGCTCATCGGCTCCATCTTCTGCGTCGCCACCAGCGCCGCCGCCAATGCCGCCGTCGTTGAAGCTCAAACCTGCGGCGTCATCGACATCCCGGCGGTATCGGCTGACACCGCCGCCATCTGGGCCGACGCCTACTGGAACAACACTACGTTCGAAGTCACAGCCACGGTAGGCTCCAACAAAAAGATCGGCGTATTCGCCAAAGCGAAACTCGCCGCCGAAACCACGGCCCGCGTTCGCCTCAACGGCGTCTCGGTCTAACCCAAGCGCACGAAAAAGCGGTGGCTCGTTTCCAAGACCTCGAAGCACGCGTCAACAGCGCGTGCATCAATCACCTGGCCAACGCCACCGCCACCATCGGTGCTGCCTCGTTTGACGTCATCTTCGACAACGCCCACGCCGGACAACAAATCGGCAGCCTCATGATCGAAGCCACCGGCCCGATCATCAACTGCAAGACCGCCGACTTACCGGCCACGCCACGCGGCTCCCTCATCACCATCCGCAGCACCAACTACACCATCACCGAACACCAACCCGACGGCACCGGCATGTCGTTCTGCACGCTCCAAAAGTCTTAAATGGCCCACGCTCGCACCACCATCCGCGCCGCGCTCGTTGCCGCCCTCATCGCAGCAGGCACCACCGCCGGTGCCAACGTCTTCGACGAAGAGCGCACGACCGCGCTCAGTGCCGCTGCGGGCGACACCGACGCCGTCTTCATCGAATGGCCCTCCGAAGACCAAAAGCCCACCTCCATGCTCTCCGGCCGTGCCGACCGTCGGCTAGAGCGCACCGCTGTCTACAGCATCACATTCATCACCAAACAAACCACGGGTTTTCTCACCCGCGCCGACAACGCGATGTTTTTGATTGAGGCCGCGCTTGCCAATTTGGTAAGCCCCGCCATCAAAAACATCACCCCTATTCGCACCGTCGCCCAACTCGACACCGGCGGCGAAACGCCGCTCTATACCGTCACCCAAACGATCGACGTGTTCTACATCACCACGCAGGGTAACCCTGCCGCCACTCTCTAACGGAGCCTAGCCATGCCCCTGCCTCTCGGAACCTCCACCCAAATCGCCGTCGCGCGCCAAGCCGCCCAAGGCACCCTCGCCAGCACCGGCACCGGCAAGCTCGTCGCCCGTAAATCCCTCAACCCCTCGTTGAAGAAAGACACCTACACCAGCGCCAGCATCCGCCCCAGCTTCCAGCGCGCCGGGGTAGTGCACGGCGTTCGCAAGGTCGAAGGCTCCTACTCTGCCGAGCTCGTCCCCGGTGCCGTCACCTCCGACATTCTGTCTACCGTGCTGCGTCGCGACTTCACCGCCGTCACCGCCCTAACCGGTCTCTCCATCACCATCGCCTCGCTCGGCGGCGGTCTCTACACGCTCACGCGCGGATCCGGCGACTGGCTTGCTGCCGGTGGCCCACGTCGTGGCTACAACGTCCGTCTGACTGCTGGCAGCTTCAACGTCGCCAACAGCAACAAAAATCTGCTTGTTGTCGCCGTTACCACCACCATCCTCACCGTCCTCGCCGTCAACGGCGTAGCCCTCGTTGCCGAAGGCCCCATCGCCAGCGCCACGCTCTCGGTGCCCGGCAAAGTCACCTACATCCCGACGAGCGGCCACACCAATAACTACTGGACCGTTGAGAACTACTACCCCGAGATTCCCACCTCGCACCGCCACCTCGACTGCAAGTTCGGCAAGGTCGACCTCAGCATCATCGGCACCGGAATCTCTGAAATCAACTTCAGCCTCATGGGCCGCGACCGTACCGAGTCCGGCACGCAGTATTTCGTCGCGCCCACCCAGCCATCGGCCATCGACCCGCTCCAAGGCGTCAACGGCATCCTCGTCATCAACGGCGCACAAATCGTCACCGTCACCGACCTCAAGCTCTCCATTGACGGACAGCAAACCATGGGCAAGCCCACGCTAGGCTCCAACGTCTACCCCGACGTTTTCAACGGCCAACTCGGCATCGACGGCACCTTCGAAACCTACTTCGACAGCGTCGCGTTGCGCGACCTCTTCAAAAACGCCACCACCATTGATCTGTTCGCCGTAGTTGCCGCCAACGGCACCGCCACCGCCGAATTTATCTCCATCTACCTGCCGCGCATCATCCTCAACAGCGACGACGCCACCGACGACGCGGGCCCGATCTACAAAACCCACAGCTTCGCAGCCTCCGAAAACGCCACCATCACCGGCGGCGCGGAAGCCACCAGCTTCCAAGTCCAAGACAGCCTCATGTAACGCACAGCGCGGGCACCACACAACACCCCAACGCTCGCCGCCGGTTCGGGGTGCCCGCCCAAAGAAAAACGAACCGATCACGGCGAGCACCTCATTCAGTTTTTTTTCACAGGGCACCCATGAACCTCTCGCACCTCAACACCCGCGCTAACGACAACGACGGCGTCGAATTCATCCCCGTCCACCCGGTCTCGGGCGATCCGCTCGACTGGCGTTTCCGCATCCTCTCCAAAAACTCCGACGTCGTTCGAAACATCGTCCGCAAGCAAACCAAAAAGATGCAGGCCAAAAGCCGCACCAGCTTCGCTCCGATTGACTTCGACGAGGTCGACCAAGAGGCCACCAACGCCGTCTGCGCCTGCATCGTCGGCTGGGAAACCTCCCTCACCGACGCCAGCGGCCAACCGCTCGTCTACTCGCCCGACGCCGCCCTCAAGCTCCTCACCGACACCGGCTTCGCCTGGCTGCGCCGCCAACTCGACGAAGCGACGGGAGAAACCGCCCGTTTTTTTCCAAAAGCCGCGCCCACTTCCTCGCCTGGGCGCGCGAGCACTTCCGGCTCAACAGCCCCGCCGACCCCGCTGAACCCGCTAAAGGCAGCGTAATCCAACGCATGCAAGCCGTCGCCGCCAACCCAATGAGCCCCGAGTCCGCCGCCATGCGCGCCGAACTCGCCGCCATTCCCGATTGCCCCCCCGCGTGGGGCGCACTCTGGTACGACTTCTTGCGCCTCTCCGCCCGGCGTCCGTCCGGGCTCGCGGGCCCCGGCCTGATCCCCGTCTCCGAGCTTGAGGCCTACTCCCGCATCACCGGCGCCAGCTTCACGCTTGACGAATACGAAGTCCTCATGGACCTAGACGCCGCCTACATTCACCACGACGCCGATCTGCGCCTCGCCGCGCACGCCGCCGCCGCCAAACACTAGGCCCTTGCTGCCATGTCCACCAACGTCGCCTCGCTTCGCTTTGTCGGAATCGACGAAACCTCGCCGGTCGCGCGAAACATCGCCGCCTCGGTGGACAACCTCACCAACCGTTTCGGCGGCATGGCAAAAACCATGCTCGCCAGCTTCGCCGGTCTCGCCAGCATCGGGCTCCTCAAAAACAAGTTCGACGAACTCATCACCGGCGCCGCCGCGCTAGACGACATCTCCGAGCGCACCGGCATCGCCGTCGAACGCCTCTCCGCCTTCAGCTCGGTCTTAAAGGTCGGTGGCCACGACATGGGCTACTTCGAGGGCTCGCTCCTCAAGATGACCAAGGGCCTCGCTGGAACCGAAGAAGAAACCAAAGGCGCGGGCCGCGCCCTCTCATTTCTCGGCATCCAATCGCGCGACGCCGCGGGCAACATGCGCCCGATGGACGCCATCATGATGGACGTCGCTAAGCGCTTCGACGAATTCAAAGACGGCCCCGGCAAAACCGCCATCGCCATGGACCTATTCGGAAAGTCCGGCGCGGCCATGATCAACGTCATGAAAGACCTCGTCGAAAACGGCGAAGCCGTCGCCAGCATCACCACCGAACAAGCCGCCGCCGCCGAAAAATACGAAAAAGACGTCAAGCGGCTCATGCTCGCCAAAGAAGACCTCGCCAAAAAAATCGCGATGGATGTGCTGCCGGTTGCCCAAGACTTCGTCACCATGCTTCTCAACTTGCAGAAGCAAACCAAAGCCACCCAAACCGACGCCGACCGACTCAACCAAACCAACGCCGTCCAAGAATGGGCGCGTCGTGGCGCCATGGGCGTCGCTTACCTCATCGACGCCGCCCGCGCTGTGCCCGTCGTCTTCGAGTTAGTCGGCAAGGCCATCGCCGCCATCGCCATGGACGGCAGCAACTTCATGGCCGGCATGAGTAACGCCGCCGCCGCCGCTGTCGCCATAGCCTCCGGTCGTGCCGCCGAGGGCGTGGCCCGCATGGCCGAATCAAAAGCCTCCTTCGCCCAGATCGGACAGGGCGTCCGCATGTTCGGCGAAGACCTCGACGCCATCACCGCCAAATTCACAAGCGGCTCCTTCGCCCAAGCGCTAGACCGAACCTTCGAAGAAAGCGCCAAGAAAATGGCCGCCGCACCCGAAGCCGCCAAACAAGCGCTCGACGGCTACGTCGGCTCCACCGACAAAGCAAAAGAGGCCACCGACGGTATCGCCAAACAAATCGACGCCATCATCCTCAAGATCGCACAGCGAAGCGCCGAACAAACGCGCGAGCTCGCCTTGGGCCGCGAACTCACCCAGGCCGAAAAACAACGCGAAGACGTCCTGCAGCAACTCGCCGCCAATCAAGACTTAAACACCGCCGCCTCCAAGCGAGGCGTTCGCGCCATGCTCGACCAACTCGTCGCGCTAGAAGCCAAAACGAACGCCGAGAAAAAAGAATTCGAGGCCTACCGCCAGTTCATGCAAGAGATTGCAAAATTCGAAGAAGAGGCCGCCAAGAAAAAGCTCGCCGGTCGTGATGCCATCGAAGAATATATCGACAGCATTCGTCTCGAAACTCAAATGGTCAATGCCTCCAACATCGAGCGCGAGGTCACCATCCGACTGCTCGCGCTCGAAAAGGCCGGCGTCGAAAAAGGCTCCGAAGTCTGGCTCGAATACGGCCGCCAAATCCGCGAAGCGCTCGGCAACAAAGAGATCGCCGAAAACGCCAAAAAAGCCCGCGACGACTACACCGCCGTCTGGAAAGGCATCGGCGACGACATTACCAACTGGATCATGGGCGGCTTCAAAAACACCCGCGACATGCTCAAGAAAATGTTCTCTGAGTTGGTCTTGCGTCCCATCATTTCCCCCATCGGCCAAGCCCTCAGCGGTGGCCTCTCCGCGCTCTTCGGCGGCGGTGGTGGTGGTGGCGGTGCGGGTGCCATGGGTGGTATCGCCTCGCTTTTTGGCGCTGGCGGCTCCGCTATGTCGTCGGTTTTCGGCTCCACCGCGTTCGGTGGCTCCATGCTGGGCGGCATGGCGAACTTGGCCTCCGCTTTCACAGCGGGCGGCTTCGGCGGCGCGATCAGCGCCATCGGTGCCGGTGTCTCGGGCGGTCTATCCGGTATCGCTAGCGGCGCGCTCATGTCCGGCCTAGGCCAAATGGCCGGCTCGCTCATTCCCGTTATCGGTCCGTTGATCGCCGTCGGCATGCTCGCCGCCAAATTCTTCAAAAACAAAGACGGCCTCTGGTTCGACATCGGCGACAACTACGCCGCCAAAGCCAAAGACCCGGGCCGTGTGATCAACACTGAACTCGGAAAAATCACCGCTGTCGGCGAATACAAAAACAACGCCGACTTCAAACCTTTCGCCGATCAGCTCGTCAACCTCTCGAAAAACTTCGTCGACATTTTCGGCGAAGAAATCGCGGTCAAAGCCCGCGCTGCTGTCGGCTCCTGGACCGGTTACTCAGGGCGCGGCAAGGGCACCGAATACGAGTCCGCCGACGAATACCAAAAAGCGCTCGCCACGGAGTCCAAGGACGTCATGGCCGAATTCTTCTCGCGCGTCTTTTCCGTCGTCGACACCAGCATTTCCGACACCATTAGTGCATGGTCCGGCACCACCGAAGAACTCACCCAATACATCCAAGGCCTCTTACTCGCCCAAACGGCGCTCACCGAAATTCGCAAAACGCTGCCACAGCTCACCTTCTCGCTAGGCGAATTCGCCGCCATGACCAAAGAACAACAGCAAGCGTTCTTAACCATCGCCGCTACGCTCCCAAGCCTCAGCCAGTCCGTCGGCGACATGGTCAAAGATATTCTGAACCAAGCCAACGAAGGCATCCTCGGCGCGATCATGAAACAGGGCGACGCCATGCGCACGCTCGTTGCAGACTTCGCCGCCGGTAAGGTCGGCATCGAAGCGCTCGCCGCCGCCTCCACCGCCATGGCGCAGGCCCAACAAGCCGCCGCCCAAAAGATTGCCGAAGTACAACAGCGCCTGCGCCAAACCATCGATCAAGCCCGCGAAAACTACCTCCTCGGCGGCATGACCAAAGAGGAACAATACGCCTACTACCAAAAGCAAGTCGACGCCGAATATCTCAAACTCGCTGAAGCCACCAGCGTCGAACAAATCGACGCCATCACGCAAAAGATTTTGGGCTACATGGCCGCCGCTAACGGGCTGCTCACCGAGGAAGAACGCACGCGCCTCTCGCCCGACTACATCGCCGGACTCGACAAAGTCGACGCCCTCAGCCAAGCGCGCCTCAACGCCGCCGCCGACCAAGTTACCGCGCTCGGCAAGTCCATCGGCGACGCCGTCTTGCTCGCGCTCGCCGAAGACGCTAAAGCGCGCAAAGAAATTGCCGACCAAGACCGCGAAACGGCCGATATCAACATGGATGCCGCGCTCACGCCGCGAACGGTCAACGTTAACGTCAACCTCGAAACTGGTACCGTCGGCGTCAACATGCGCGAGGGTGCCTAGCCATGGCTCGCACCCTCACATCGCCCACCGCCACCGCGCTCGCACAGCGCTACCACTCCGACGGTAAATGGCTGCTCGAAATTGGCTTCGTCACCCCGCTGCTCCTCACCAACGGCGCGACGCTCACATGGAACAGCCAAACGTGGACCGAAGCCGCCTTCGCCGTCAGCGGCATCGAATGGGACGGCACCCTAAAAAGTAACGTCTCCATCACCTTCGACGACCCGTCCGGCGCGATCGAACAAACCTGCGTCTCCGACAAACTCACCATGCGTGACGTCAAGCTCTGGCTTTACCAGCGCGGCGCGACTGCGCTTGCTGATCCGATCCAGATCAAGCCACTCAAAGGCCGCACCTACAGCGTCCCGCAGCGTAATCAAGTCGTGATCACCGCCTCGCTCGCGCCTGCCAAAACCATCCCCGGCAAAAACTTCCGCTCCGTCGTGCCCGACACGCTCTTCGCACAAGACGGCCTCGTCGTCGCCTGGGGCTCCACCACCATCACCGTCGACGTGCGGCCTGAGACTGCCTAGCCATGCCCGCCTACCCAATGCCCGCCTGCGGCCTCACCGAAGAAACCGCCCCGGTTGCGCTCGACGCGCTCAAAACCTACCGGCTCGGCGACGGCACCTCCAGTGGTTCGTCCGGTTGGACTGGAACCAAAAACGCGTGGACGCTCCACCATTCCGGCGTCACATGGGCCGAATACGAAGCCATCCTCGCCAGCTACAACGCTAACCGCGCGAGCCCGCCTGTCGCCGTCACGTTCACTTGGCCTTACGACGGCCTCACCAAGACCGTCTACTGGCAGCTGCCGCCCACCGTCTCCGCCATTCCCGGCGGATTCATGTTGTTCAACGTCACGTCCTCGCTCGCTGAGTAGTCGAAGCCGTGCGTATCCCAGACCCGCTCACCAACATTTATCACGGCGTCGCGCCCACGCGCCTGCCGTTCTCGCCCGGCGCGGCGCCGGGCATCATCCCGAACGCCACATTCACCGTCACCAACGTCGGAAACGGCACCGCCTCCGCCGCCCCGGACGTGCGCGTCCCTGAAGCGCGCGATATACAGCTCAACGCCTCGGCCCGAAACGAGACCGTCGCCATCCTGCTAGGCCGCAACCGCGTCGGCGCGAAGCTAGGCCGTCCGCTCAACATCTCCGGCGGCAGCCTACTTTTCCCGCTGCTGTGGGGCGATGGCGAGCACGGCGTCGACGCCATCGAATCCATCACCATGGGTAACAAACCGTTGCCCGCCAACGCCACCGTCGTCCACTACGACGGCACCCAAACCAGCCCCGACAGCCACCTCGTCACCGCCATGGCCAGCATCGGCGTCACCTGGACGTCCGCCATGACCGGCGTCGCCTGGTCAAAGGTCATCATCCCGCCGCTCGACCCGGCGGGGGAGCTGATCGACATTGGCGATTTCCACGCCGTCATTCGTGGCTGGCGTGCGCACGATCCGCGCTCTGCCAGCGTCTTCGCAACGCCGTCCACGTGGATCTACACCACCAACACCGCGCTCCTCATCGCCCGGATCGTCACCCGCTATTTGCTCCCATCGCCAGATGCCGCGTTTTGGACGTCGGTCGCCGCCGCTGCCGACCGCTGCGATCAAATCGTGAGTGGCACCACCAAGCGATTCACCCTCAACTACGTCGTGTTGCAAAACGAAACCGTAGAGTCGTTAGTCGCCAAACTCTCCCGAAGCGCGGGCCTCAAAGTCGTCCCCGAAGGCGCATCGTTCCGCTTCGTCATCGATCAACCCGGCACCAGTGTCGGCGTGATCAACAAATCCAAGTGGCTCGACGGCAGTTTCTCGCACGCCGGAAAAGACGTCACCGAACGCCACAACGTCGTCTACGTCTCCTACACCGAGCCCAACGCCGCCGGCACCGAATGGGTAACTCGCATTGCCCCACGCGGCTCCGACGTGCCCACCGTTCCCGCCAGCGACGTCTACCGCGCCGTCACGCTCCCGGCCGCATGGATCAACAGCTACCAAGAAGCGCTGCGCTACGCCCAGTACGAATACGGCGTCTCCTACCTACAGGACATGACCTGCGCGTGGACAGAAACCGCCGATGCGGCTCAATACACCGTCGGCGACATTCGCTCGCTCACCGAAGGCCCGTTCACCAACAAACTCATCCGCATCACCAAGCACGCGCTCGCCAACTTCG